TAGCATAATCAACTGCTTCTGAGTGGTGTTGGAACGTAGCTAGGCATTCTGCATCACCTTTATAGTGATGAATATATACGCTATAGAAATCTTTGTATCCTGGCTCTTTTTCAATATGAGCCCAGCCGTCATGTGAATTTGCTGTTTTGTTCAACGGCAATCCAGTATGTGATTTTAGGTCCTTTGTCATTACGCGATGTAAATTGTGATATACCCTTCTGAGTTATCTTACAGTTATAATCATAAGACATAACTTTCATATTTTCAGCTTTAAATATAAATGTAAAGTTGTGGTCAGTTTCATTCAGACCTAATACTTGCGTATACCGGTCTGATGTGGGATCTCCACTATTTATAGCTTCAAGACTTATATCTTTTCCACCAGATATAGCAATTTCCGGTAATTGCATGATATTTGCTGCTCTTAATGCAGCTTGCATTTGATTCCAACTAATAGGTATGTCTAAATCCGGATCTGGAATCTCTATTCTTTCTTTAGTAGGAACAGTAATCATCGATGGATCTGCAAATGTGTATGAAACACTTTGGCCATCACCAGAAATATCTAACGCGTTAACACCAAAAACATACTCGGGATTTTCAAAAAGAGAAATGACCCCTAAAAACCTCGATAAGTCATAAATTGCTCCATTCGATGGAAAAGAATCATCCAAGTCGGCTCGAGCCATGACGCTTTTTTGAGGGGACATTGTAGATAAACTATTTCCAGCTTTGAATGCAATCGATGGATTGATCAAAGAGAAATTTTTCAAAATGTTTATCGTTTCGACACTGAGTTTCATAGTATAACCTTTATAATATATAATTAAGTATTTTATTTAATACTTCGCCATTGTGCCTATGAGTCTTTCGACCATAGTGAACAAGATCTCGGCCGAGATCATCATCTTCAATTTGATGAACAAATTCATTAGTTATTTGTTGAAGGCCATCATCAGCCGGCTGATGTTCTTCTTCTATCGCATACAAAACGGTTCCTTGTTCATGACACAACCACTTCATTGCTTCCAAGTTCTTATACCACCTAATGTAGGATTGCGCAGTATGGAACCAATCAACATTGCTAACTGATGTCCTTGACTCTTTAAGACGTTGTCGACCAGATTTTGAAATCGTTTGAATCTCCCAACAATTTTTTTGAGTATTAAACATCTCTGTTCTAGAATTTTGCCATGGATATGACACAACAACAACATTAGGTTTTATGTCTCCAATATATCTCTTTAGCAACCTATAATATGAGTCAACACCATAACCGGGGCAACCCATATTAATATATCTTAGATTCTTTGTCTTTTTACATAAGTGATGAGCAATATATGTCCACGAATCTTCTATAGGGATTCCCACGCCCATAGTATGACTATCACCTAAGTACATGACTCCGCCTTCACGACCATCCATATAATCCATTTCCGTACCATCGTGTCGAAAACCTTGTTTATTGATAAAATAATCAATGTCAACGATAGTACCATCTAAATTCATCCATTCGTTTTCTTTCAGCCTTTCTCGCCCAATCGAGTGCAACGAATTCTTTCTCCAATGTTCTATAGTATCCGGTACAAACTGTTTGGAGTCAACAGGTAATTTTTTACTACCCAAAGCATGGAACATATTTTGTTGATGGGCAGTTGTTTGATTAAATTTAAAAATTTTATCAACAAGATATCGGCTGGCTGAAATAGTTTTTAAAGGCCCCCGTTCAATACTATTGTCTCTAATTAAACCAATACCTAGCTTCTTGAGGGCCTTTATTATATCCCAATCAACATCATTTGAATATCGATCCGGCTCAGGTGTCATTTCTTTTTAATTCTCTTACTAGCAGAATCAGCTTTCTTCTGCTTTTTCTCTAGCTCAGTTATTGGAGAACCTTTCTTCTTACCAAGAAGACTATTGTCAGCTGTTGCAGATGCTCCAATAGCTGCTAGTGCTTGTAGACTACCTCCATAGACAAAACTACCTACATGAGATAGCTTAACCCAAGGACACAACCAGATCTTCAATCCAGCCTTACGAGCCCACTGACAAAACATATAATCCTCAGAGAGATAACGCCGTGACTCAGGATCTATGAGAGCTTGAAAGTACATCATAATTTCTCTGGAACCATCAAAGTGCTCAGTCCTAACATGATCAGGCTTATAACTAAATCCACCTGGAGAATCAGGATTATCATCCCAATATGCATCTTTATATTTTTGTAGTGTCTTCTTGGTGAACATCATGAAACCAGTACCACCTTCTAACACTTCAGCCGGTTCATCTAAAGAAATCTCAGTAGTTCCAGGTACTGGATTAAATACATAATCACCAACAAAATTATCTAATGCGTTAGGATCTTCATCAGCCTGTCCTTGATCGACAGCCGCTTTAATCTTCTCCCAGGCGATACATTTCTTAGGATATGGTGAACACATAATGTCTTTACCGTCGTCAGTAGTATCATCCATAAGAGCAAGCATGCTTATCACGTCATTCGCTTCAAACCCGATGTCAGCGTCGATAAACAGCATGTGAGTGCTGTCTGATCGCATAAACTCATCACAACAGTAGTTCCTTGCTCTTGTGATCAAAGACTCGTTGAACAAGTAATAATATTTTAACTCTATACCATAATGCATGGCTAAAGCTGACAGATCATTAGTTGACCTGCAGAACATACCTGCACACATCCCACCATACATAGGTGTTGCTACGAATAGTTTACGTTTTCGTAGTTCTTCAATCTCAATTTTAATTTCCATTAATGCTGAACTCCAGTTGCATATTTTGCGTCATGGCCTGACCCACTGCCATAACTTCCACTATATTGATTCAGCGATTCTGCTTCGAATAGTAAGAATTGTCCCACTCGCGTCCCTCTTTTAATAATAGCAGGGCCGCCGGTAACATGTAGAGCACCAGCCATAACACCATTATAACCAGAGTCATAAAGACCACTAGTGATAAATAAACCATTCCTATTAAGAGTTGACCTAGTAATAACAAACCCTGCTTCATTGGGTCCAATATTGATCTTACCTTCCATGATAATCTCATAAGTTCCTACTTCTAACTTCCACATACCAGAGTTATCAGGCATCAAAAGTTCACTACCACGATGTACTTTGTCTTCCTCACTGATTTCAAAGGTCTTATTATTTAGCCGAAAAATCTTATCCACTTTTAAATCAATTGCGTTAGGTTGAACTTGCTCTGCATCAAAAATATCCAACTCAGACTCAGAGTGATCACTAGCGATATGTTTCATCATTATTTGACTCCTGAGAAAAATGATTGAGTAATGTAATATAATGTATGGCTTTCAATAAGTCTTTCTTATTGTTACCACCTTTCTTTCCATATCTCATAAGATATTTAATTGCTGTATCTCTACAAGTAGTTGATGCGCTGCCTAATGTATTCCAAATATCAACTGTCTGATATTGTCCACCACCCACATAATGTCCTTGATAAGTACTAGCAACATATTCTTTTACTTCAGTGAGAAACTCATCCTCACTATAACGATACCTCACAACAGGTTCGTCCACGGTACCTGCTAAACCAACTGGATCTTGTGTGTCATAAAATAACTCACCCTGATTCACCCCAACTTCATATTCCATTAAACTTCCAATCCTCAGGACGCCATCGGCATCAATTTATCAATATAGTTCATATTAGATTTAGCCAACTCTATTTTAATATCATCTGATGTTTGATAACTGAAGTCAACTTCTTTTTCAAATTTTCCTTCAATAAGACCGGTTGGAGAAGTATCAAAACCTATACCATTCAAACCAGCCCAAACAGCGGCCGAACTATCCCACGTATCAATAAGACGAATCGAATCTTTCATCAATAAAATTTCATTAGGGCCTTCTGTCATTCCAAGAAAGTGAAACTTTTTAGTCCTTTTAATTTCTACTAAATCGTATCGTTGATCCAACATGCGCATGAAGTGATAACGAGAAAGATACTTCTGTAACGGATTACCTGTCTCACAACCGAATGCAATTGGAATATTCAAGATACTAAATGCAATGTAATCAATATCCGGATGATTAAAGGCCCATTCATATCCAGCTATAAGGTCTTCAACATCACCCACCTTACTCTGCGGGCAAAAGAATGTACCGTACCCACCACGCTTTAATTCTGGAATCATCTTCTCTGCAGCTTCGATAGTCTTTAAACCAGGTTCACCAGGATAGTCTGACATAATAACATAGTCAGCATTAATCCAATTAGCCACATCGATTAGCTTCTCTGTAGGATACATTGGTTCCTTGCGTT